CGGCATTGATCCCGAAGCATTAGACCTACGCTACGATGTCAAAGAAGACAGGATTGTTTTCCCAACTGTATGGCAAGGCAAGATTGTAGATGCAATTGGTAGAGCAACTAAGGCTGGTGTTGTACCTAAGTGGAGAAGGTATGGTACTGCCCGTGTCCCATATGTCAGAGGCTCAGAGAGCAACGTAGCTGTGGTGGTTGAGGATGCAATCAGTGCTGCTGTAGTTGAGACATTGGGTGGCACAGGCTTTGCTTTACTAGGCACACAGTTATTGGATGAATACAAGACTGCACTGAAGAAGTACTTCAAGGTGGTGGTGGCACTAGACCCTGATGCTGCAGATAAGACACTTGCTTACTCACGTGAGTTACGTAGTGAAGGCATTGACGTGTACGCACTTAAGCTGTATGATGACCTCAAGTACCGAACCGATGAGGACATCGGAATTCTTAAACAGCTAATAGGAGTGTGACTTGGAACATGCTTTACTCAGGAGTTTATTAGACAAAAGTTTTTATGATGAGACTCGGGGTAACAAGTGCCCTGACAAACTGTTTACCAAAGACCTACGCAAGATCAAGGTTGTCATTGATCAAGCCATGGACAACTACCAACGGGACTTGTCTATCGATGAAGTACAAGCCCTATTCTTTTCAAACAATCCCACACTTACTACTGCACAGAAGCAGGCATACGAACTTCAATTCAACAAGATAGATAAGGCTGAACAGATAGGTGCTGACGTGGCACAAGACGTACTGTCTAGCATGTTCAGGCAGCTTGTCGGTGAAGAGATCGCCAACCTAGGGTTTCAGTATGTCAATGGTGATCAGAACACAATGGAACCATTGCGTAAGATCCTTGAGACATATCAAGATGACTTCACCCCTAGCATCCGCATCAACTATGTAGACACCAGCATCGATAGCTTGATTGAGAATGCAGCCAGCAGTACTAAGTGGCAGTTTAATATCCACAGCTTACACAGTGCAGTCCAAGGCTTAGACAGTGGCATGCTGTTTGTCATTGGTGCTAGATCAAACGTAGGTAAGAGTAGCTTTCATGCTACGTTGTGTGCTGGGCCTAATGGCTGGGCAAATCAAGGTGCTAAAGTGCTGGTGCTATGCAACGAAGAGAAGCCTGAACGTGTGGCTAGTAGGTACCTGACTGCCGCCACCGGCATGACAATGCAACAGATTGTTGCTGATAAGACTAAGGCACACAGGCTGTACGACCCACTGCGTGACAACTTAAAGTTTGTTGATGCAACTGGTAGGCACATGTACTGGGCCGAGTCAGTGATAAAGAATCACAAACCTGACATAGTTGTAATGGACATTGGCAGTAAGTTTGCAGAGGATGGTGCTGCCACAAATAACCACGAGACACTCAAAGCCAATGCAATCTATGCACGTAACATTGGCAAGATGTACGGCTGTCTTGTGGTGTACTGCACACAGCTAAGTGCTGAAGCCGAGGGTAAGATTGTACTGTCACAGGCTATGATCGAAGGCAGTAAGACTGGCTTGGCAGGTGAGTCAGACTTGATGATCCTTATCTCTAGAAACCCACCACTGCAGGACTCTACAGATGGGGACGATGGCATGCGGTACTTGAACATTGTCAAGAACAAGATCAACGGGATGCACAGGATAGTAAACTGTGAGTTCGACTACACAACTGGTGTCTATTCATCATAAGGAGGTAGGCTATGCAGACAGAAACATTTACTTCAAAGGATCTGATGGATCACTTTGGTGTTACCAAGCACAAAGCATGGAGGATGGGCAAGCTGTTAGAAAGACATGGCAAAGCAATAGCATTGCACATGGATCTGACTGGCTGTATTGTGTATAAAACTTCTGTTAACTTCCGGGATCTGTCATCATATAAGCCTAACAGAAGGAAACCTGCAGAGCAAAAGAAGCACATTGATCTGTACACCAACCCGTTTAATTTAACCAACGCAGTTGATATGAGGTGGAGATAATGAAGATAATAAAAAAGAAAAGGATGCTCAAGCTGCTTGAGAAGGCAGGCTTCTGCATGTGGGGGGATGAGACTTGGAAACCCGAGGGTGCTACTGTCTGTTGGGATTGTGATTACGATAAAGAGATTCGTAAGTATACGAAGCTTGTAGTTAAAGAGGTAATCACTAAGTTTGCTAAATCAGTTGAAGCCAAACTAAAAGTGCAGACAGAAATCTCTTCATACTTTGACAGGATCTCTTCAGACTATGACCAGATACGGGGTGAAAAGCCACTAGTCAAGTCTTACTGTGGAGGCAAGCCTAACTACTGCACACCTGTCGATGCCGTAAACATGAGCCAAGAATGTGTCGATAAAACGGCAAAAGGTGAACATGAGCCTGTGGGTTGGGGATCTTTCTTCTTCTCGGATGACTGTAATTCCGCACACAAAGCGGACAAATCTACACATGAGCGTGAATGGGTTGGGCTGACAAGACAAGAGTTTGAAGAATGTGTTGATGGCTTGGAAGACTTAGAAGATTGTTGGGTTGCCATCGAAGCCAAACTCAAGGAGAAGAACGGTGGATGACCTAGTTTATCGTCTACGCAAACGAGCAGAGATCCGCAGACAGATTGACACACGCAAGTCTGTTCAGGAAGGTAAGCCTGATCGTATTGCAGACCTGCTAGAAGAAGCTGCTGACTATATTGAAAAGCGTGAATGGGTTGGGTTGACAGATGATGACTACAACATAAAACAATTTGAAGAATTTGATGTTGTTAAGTTTGCAAAGTATATCGAAGCCAAACTCAAGGAGAAAAACACATGCTCGTAAGGATTATTAGTAAGTTCAATAAGATTAGTGCAGAATCCCCACAAGCATAAGGACATTGGCACAGTGGAACTTGTCATCGACATTGAGAACACAGTCACAAACAAGGATAAACGCAAGCACCTAGATCCCTTTGAGCATACTAATGCACTGGTCATGGTAGGCATCAAACCTGTGCACGACTTGATGGAATCTGAGGTGTATACCTTTGATCATTCGCAAGTGTCACCCACTGAGAATGGGCGTGAACGGGTGCAGAAATGGTTGGACGCTGCAGACATGTTGATTGGGCACAACATTACCCATGACCTTGTGTGGTTGTGGGAGTCAGGGTTTAAATACGATGGCCCTGTATTTGATACAATGCTTGCTGAGTACATCCTGCTCAGAGGGCAAAGCTTGCCATTGAACTTGGGTGCTGTGGCTGAAAGGTACAACTGTGAAATTAAAAAACAAGACACCCTGTCCAATTACTTCAAGCAAGGATACTCAACAAAAGATATCCCTCACGATGAGTTATCGGAGTATCTTCGACACGACCTTGGTGCGACCGAGGGAATATTTAAGGCGATATCTCTTCGCCTTCAGGAGGTGCAGGATGCGGGTCTACGTTCGACAATCTCTCTGACTAACGAGGTATCAGTTGTTCTGTCCCGTATTTATCAGAATGGATTCAAGGTAGATCGTGCTCAACTTGAGCATGTTCGTACTGAATTTGAGACTGAGAAAGCACAGCTTGAACGTGACCTATTTGCTTACGTTCGTATCCTGATGGGTGACACCCCTATTAATATCAATAGTCCTGAGCAGTTATCATGGGTTGTGTATAGCCGCAAACCCAAGGACAAAAATGCATGGGCAACGGCTATTACTCCGTACATGTCAGACACTGACTTCAAGAATGCAGTCAAGACATACTTCACTACGATGTACAAAACCAAAGCAGCCAAGTGTGTTACATGTAACGGGGTGGGTTCTATCCAAAAGGTAAAGAAAGATGGAGGACTATTTAAAAACGCTACCCGTTGCACTGCTTGTAATGGAGGTTACGTGTTCATGCCAACCAAAGAAGTTGCTGGTCTTAAGTTCTCACCACCGAATAGTAAGTGGGCCAGTGCCAACGGATTCGGAACTTCTAAAGGGAACTTGGAGGTACTCGAAAGGTTTGCCGCCAGTAAAGGTATGGAAGAAGCTAAAGTTTTCTTAGGTAAACTAAGGAGACTGTCTGCTTTAGATAGCTATCTATCTAACTTTGTTGAGGGTATCTCGGACTACATTAAACCTGACGGCATGCTGCATGTACGATTAAACCAGCACATCACAGCTACCGGCAGGTTCAGTGGGTCTAACCCTAACATGCAGAACATGCCCCGTGGAAAGACGTTCCCAGTCAAGCGGGTGTTTATATCAAGATGGGATGGTGGCAAGGTCATGGAAACTGACTTTGCCCAGTTAGAGTTCAGGGTAGCTGCTTACTTATCTCAAGATGAAATCGCCATTAAGGAAGTCCAAGAAGGATTTGATGTTCACTCCTACACAGCAAAAGTTATTACGGAGGCAGGACAGGAGACATCAAGACAGGTTGCTAAGACACACACTTTTGCACCCTTATACGGAGCCACAGGCTACGGAAGAACCCCAGCAGAAGCTGCTTACTACACCCACTTCTTGGAAAAATATAAAGGAGTAGCCAAGTGGCACACAGTCCTAGCCAAGCAGGCAGTTAACTACGGGTACATACAGATACCCAGTGGCAGGGAGTTTGCATTCCCCGGTACTAAGCGTAAGCGTGATGGCACTGTGACAAACTTCACACAGATAAAGAATTATCCGGTACAATCTTTTGCTACTGCAGACATTGTGCCACTGGCTTTGGTTGAAATCTATAATAGATTACAGCCGTACCGTAGTTGTGTAGTAAACTCTGTGCACGACTCCATAGTTATTGACGTGCATCCTGAGGAGGTGGATGAGGTGATTAAAGTTGTTGACAGCGTACAAAAGGATCTGGTACATTTGATCAATAGTAGGTGGTCAATCGACTTTAATGTTCCACTTGCACTGGAAGCAAAGATCGGTGACAATTGGTTAGAGCAAAACGAAGTGAAACATTGATAAAGGAAAACACTATGAATCAACTAGTAACGTTAACAAGTGAGGGTAATTATGCTGCAATCGCTGCCGCAATGGGCATGGGTGCTGACGTTAAGAAAGAGAAGAAGCAAACCAGTAGTCTTGCTCGACTCAAGATCAGTCACAGCGGTGTCATGGGGGAGACAGATGTTAAGGGTAAAGTTAAAAAGGTCGAAGTGGTAGAGGCCGGTAGTTACGCCCTACAACAGCAAGACAAACCCACACTGTACTCAACTGATGTACAGATCCGTTTGTTCAATCAGCGATTTATGTACAAGCGGTATGTCAAAGGCATGCATGGGCAGAAGGATATGTTCATCAAGACACTCATGGCTACTGACCTCAACCAAGACTTGCGTGATAATGCTGGTGGCTTTAACTGTGGCAAACCCGGCGGTTGGATTGAAGACTACAAGGCACTGCCTGAAGACACAAAGACTTTGCTTAAGTCCATCAAGCGAGTACGTGTTCTGTTTGGTGAGATCACCATGAAGAACGTACTTAATGACAAAGGCGAAGAAGCTGAGGATGTTGTTGGACTACCATTCATTTGGGAAGTAGACAACAAGGATGCATTCAAGACTATGGGTGCACCGATTGCACAGATGGCTAAGCTTAATCGTATTCTGCCACAGCACATGATTACACTTGGCACTGAGGAGCATTCGTTGCCTACAGGTGCTGTGTTCTTCACCCCGCTTGCTTCACTTGACCAGTCAGTCACACTGTCTTTGACTGACAAAGATCAAGAGACATTTGCTAGCTTTGTGCAGTGGATTGATAGCTACAATGAGTACATTGTTAAGACGTTTAACGAAGCACTTAACAAGAAGGATAGTGAGTATGACGAGGTTGTGGATGAATTTGTAGATGTAGAAGTACAGGAAGCTGCGTGAATCATCCAGCCGAGTTAAAGGTACACCAGTACCTTAGCAATCTTAAGTTCGGTGACAGTACTCTTAGTGAGGAAGTCATCGAACAGATTGTTAAGGACATACGCAATGCACTGACTAAACAGTTTGTAGATAAACGTACTGATGACTTCAGGCTACGAATGTCAAACATCGGCAGGTCATACTGCCAGTTGTGGTTTGATAAGAACAAGCCTGAAGAAGCCATACCCCATTCTACAAACTTTGTCATCAACATGATGATAGGTGACATTGTCGAAGCCGTGTTTAAAGGCTTACTGGTACAAGCCGGTGTATCTTATTCGGACAACGAGCACTTCGTACTTGACTTAGGTAATGGGCACGTAGTCACAGGCACACCTGATCTGATTATGGATGGCAAGGTAGATGATGTTAAGTCTGCTAGCCCTTGGTCTTATGAGAATAAGTTCAAGGACTATGCCACACTAGCAGAGAAGGATTCCTTTGGCTACGTTGCACAGCTTGGTGGCTATGCCAAAGCTGCCGGTGTAAAGCCCGGTGGCTGGTGGGTAATCAACAAAGCAACAGGCGAGTTTAAATACGTACCTGCAAATGAAATTGATGCCGAAGAGGTTGCGGAGAATACTAAAGCATTAGCCGCAAGACTTGCGGAGAATAAGTTTGAAAGGTGCTACGAGGCAGAAAAAGAAACGTACCGCAAGAAGCCCACAGGAAACCTTGTGCTAGGCCGTGAGTGCTCTTGGTGTAGCTACAGGTATGCATGTTGGCCCGGGCTGCAGGAGATGCCTTCTATCCCATCTAAAGCAGAGAATCCCCCTATGGTTTCTTATGTAAAGATTGTGAGCAAGGATGTTTAATGGCAAGCAATTTGCTGCCGCTGTTAAACGAGGTTATCGTAGTGGCTTAGAGATTAAACTCCAAGAGTTCTTTGAAGAGAATAATATCGATGC